TCCACCTTAAGTGTCACCACAAGTGATGCACCTACCCCCGGGGCCTGACTAGGGCCCCGGAACGTCAGCAGTCAAAGACTGCGGACGATGGCTGTAATGGTTAGACCAGAACAGCATGTCGAACTACTTTCCGACGCAGGTTCAGCTGGCCACCTCCTTGAGGGGAGATGAGAGAGCTGAAGTACTGGCACTGGTCGTAGGGGAACCTACGGTCCCGGTCGCCCGTGTCTTCGTCCGTTACAGGACTATACACGAACGCCCGGTGACGCCATCGCTGTTCGGCGATAGACCAGCGCGCGAAACTACACCCCATGAACACATCCTGAGGGACCGTGAAGGCCCCATTGACGTAACGCCTCTCGAAGAGGGAGGCGCCCGTTGAAGGCTCGAGATGATAAGTCTCGGGCCTCAGGAACCGGTGATGAGCCGGTGTGTTCTCGCGGAGCCAGACACGTACGTCCTCGAAAAGACGTGAGGTCATGGCGCCTCGGAGGGTGGAGTTATGGAAGACCATCTTGTTCGCGGTCGCGTCCAAGTGGAAATCCAAGTACACAGGACGCACGTCCTGTCCTAAGTACCAATCTGCACCGCAGCTCTCCCTAAACGGGCCCTCTAAGAACGTCTTATCAACGTTCGTCGAGAACCCGGCGAAGGAGAGGAGCCTGATCAAGCGCCGGGCGGCATCAACCGTGAGGATGATGTCGTCACCGTACACCGCGTGGAGGTGTGAGCTCCTGGGGGCAACCCCAAGATCTTTAGCCTCTTCGACGGACGCACGGACAAGCGACGCGAAAATCAGGGTTTCAAGCGGGAAGCAGAAGCCGTTCCCCATGCTCGCGAACTTATGGTAGGTCCTAACGGACCCATCACGAGGATCACGATACGCGGGTGAGCGAGTTGCATTGAGCAACCGCCACCACGCTGGGGGAAGGAGCAGCTTTACGAGCTCCTTCGAGACGGTATCAGACGCACTCGACAAGTCGAGTGTTGCGAGCTCGCCTGTGATGGATCCGCGACGGGCCAATTCGGAGTTGTACTCCTGGTTGGACAAGTCGTAGCCCCATCTCTTGAGGCGAGCTCGAAGCTCCGCGTCGATACCACTCTGAACGTAACTGTTCAGAAGCGGCTCGACCGCTATTGACCGGTCGGTCTTAGCGGTCTTTGGTACAAAGTCAAGCTTGTTGAACTCTACGAACTCGAGCTTCTCCCTGAGCTTCTCTGAACCGACTTCCCAGTCGATGCAGAACATGCCTTCCCGCTGAGGGAAGACACAGCTCATGACGGACCAGTTGGTCCGAAGGGCGGCTAGAGCGTAGGGCGCCGCAGACGGTGACACGGTCCAACGTAGGGCAGAGAGTTTCCGCCAAACGTTGGTAGCATTTCCGTGCACGCCTATGGCGGCGCCAGCGGTTAGGGAACACTTATCGTATATCGAACGCAGGTCGGGTTCATCACCCAACACGCGAGCGATCCACTTACGAGCCCTCTCTAGAGAGTGCGAGTAAGGAGAGTTCCCCTTTGCTAGGAGACGACGGTTAGTCTTCCGGCACCTTTCCTCAGCAGCATCGAACTTGTCGAGCGCTGTCGAGGTTGGGTCACGGTCGAACTTAAAGTCGTCCCGCCAGTGGAGGGGGAGCTTCTTGATGAGTGCTGCCATCTGATTACTCTCGAAATGCTCGAGAGCCGTGTCGTATGCAGCTGCTGACACGGACTCAGACCACCTATACGCGAGGTCCCAGCGGCCAGACCGGATAAAACCGGCCAGCCGCTGAAACTCCGCATTACAGGTCGTGACGCTGTTCAACGTCTTCAGAAGGACCTGGCTGAGGACCTTCTTCTTGACGCTCCCGTCGGGGGAGCGACGCTTCTGCTTGAGGTTTTGCATCACGCAATCCTTCAGTGATGACGATCGGGCCCAGCTTGAGCCCGATCAAGATGATCAAAACCGCCAGTGCGGCGGCGAGAACTGCCTGGACCATGACGAGACCTTAGTTGGTCAAGTCGTGTTTCCAGAACAGCGCATCGCCGGCCGCACTGATGGCGAAGTCACCGACATCATCACGCAGAGCGTCGGCGTCGGTTTTCGACATGCCGACAGGCAGCGAACAGGTGATCTCGACGATAGCATCTTGCTTGGTGCCGTCGTCGAGGGTAACGGTTCGCGTACGCTTGACCGATGCGCGTGCGACTCCGCGAGTACCACCACCCGGTTTTGCCGGGGTGCGAGCCAAGGACAGGACGTCCTTCGTCGTAAAGGTGTTGGTCGGGGAGACGTAATTGACACGGTTGGGCGTCTGGTACGTGTCCATTTCGAAGGACACGGTGTTCAGGATGATTGCCATTTGAAGTTCCAGTTGGTTAAGTTAAGGACCCTTCACCTACGCAACTGAGCGTAGATGAGGGAGACCGCATCGGCGAGGTGAAGCCAGTCCTTCTTACCTGTGAAGGTAATCGGGATATAGGTAACACCTACCGACACGCCAGGAGTACGTGTGACTCGCGTCACACGTACCGTTTGCGTGCCAAGACGGTTGTCCGAGATGGTCCAGTTGGGAACGACACGGGGCGAGGATCGCTCCTCGCTTTCGTAAAGCTCCTTCACTGTAACAGTCGTCCAAGACGCCAATTCACGCACGCCTACCTTCGGGGAAATCGCGGATATGAAGTCACCCAGATTCAGGAACCAGTCGACGACAAACGAGTAAGGTATTAACTCGTAAGCCGCTGCCGGGACCTCCTGGAGACCCACACCGAAGCGAGAACCCATGTCGGACTGGTACTCATAGAGAATACCGGCCCGGCACGTGACCTCCGCGGAGCGCGAGCCCGTGATGGTAGCCACTGACCAAGAGTACGTCGACGACGACACCTTGGTTTCGGGGCTAACGGACACGGAAGCGCGACCGCGAGAGGTCACACGAAGAGGGCGTTTGCCATCGTTCAGCGCCTTGAGGGCGCCTTGGATAGAGAACACGAGCGGAAGGATCCCGTAACGATAACGAAGCCACTCCGAGGACATAAAGTCCGCAAAACCCTTCCCAGGGTTCTGAAGGAGCCAGCGACGGTACCGTTTCGAGTTCTTGATGCGCGTGATCATCGACCCAAGGCTCCCGAGCGGGCGCCGCAGCATAGACAGGGTCTTCCGCAATTCTGCAAGATCGACCAAGCCCTGTACATCAGGGGCAGCCACGCCGGCTGCCGCCTGGGTACCGGCGAGTCTTCGAGCTTGCGAGATCGCAGAGTCGAGAGCAGGCCAAGGACCAGTCGGGGGCGAGCCCCCGGTGATCCAATTGGTCTGTGTCTCGGACCTTGTCGACGACCCGGAGCATGTACCATTAAAGGTCGCGTTGAGAGCACCACTGGCCGAACCCGATTTTTCAGTGAGAACTGATGAGAAAGGGTTGTTAATGATCTCGCCCTTGGAAGAGCGGGACCTGAACTTGGGTGTTACGACGTCCGTCGTGACTTTAAGAGACCCAACTTCAACACCGGCAGTCGAACTCGAGACCGTACTCGTAACACCCGCACATGTAGTGCGGACAATAGAGGACGGAAACGGGAACGAGAAACCGGGGCCAGTAGTGCGAACGCGGCTGGACATGGTATAACTCCTGATGACGTGGGAGAGTGCGCACAGGTTGTGACACACCCAGGCGCGCTGAGAGGCGCGTCGAGGGCGCGAGCCCTCAAAGAGGATCCATG